CGATTTTAATGAGCAAACGCGTCGCTTAGTTGCCATTATCAATAATGAAGCAGAAATATTAAAGACTTATAAAAACATATTTATAATAGGCGTCTCTCAAGGTGGAACATTATTATTCAATATATTGAATAAATTACCTAGTCCATTAGGCGGGCTATTTTGCATTAAATCGCTTTATATGTATAAATATATAAGATTAAAAAACAATAGAGCCACCCCTCTCTTTTTTTATAGTGGCACTAAAGATGAAATCTATAATTTGAAATATCAAAAAAAGTGTGCGCAATTGTTAGAACACAAATATAAGCTAGTTTGGCACATAGTAACTAATTTGGACCATTATGCTAAGATTGAAGAAGAATATAAATTTGTGTTTGATGCTATTGTTGAATTAATTTAGCGTATATTAAAATTGTGTTTTTGTTTTTAAATCGTTTTTTTACAAATATATTTATTCTTGGCAAATATATAATATGGATTTTTATACGCGTCTATTTTGGATGTTTTTCTTTGCTTTTATAATTTTGTCTGGTTATTTAGTTTGCTGCACTAAGAAAACCAACATATTTTATCTACAAATAGCGTGTGGTTGTGGGATGTTTGCTACGAGCAAAATAGGGCGAACTTTTTTGCGAATATAATATAATATAATATAATATAATATAATATAATATAATATAATATAAAGCCTTTTTTAGCAATCTTAAGTTGTATTATTTTAGTATATTATTTTAGTATATTATTTTAGTATATTATTTTATAATATTGTTATAATATAATATACTAATAATATTATGTCATGTGAAAAAATTATGTGTAAATATGGTTTAAATGATAAATCATTAATAAGAGACTGGTTAAAAATAAATCATCCAGATAAGGGCGGAAATATGGACCGCGACGAATTTATGAAAGTATTGGAATGTTATAAAAATAATGTTACTTGCACTGCAAAAAAGGCGAAGAGCGATAAAGCGAATAAAGACAAAAAGAGTGATAAAAAGACTAGCACTACAAAAAACACTAGGAAAAAGCGAGCAAAAATATTCACTTGTATGCGCAAAACGGCTAATTTTAGTAAAATCTTAAACTATCATAAGTTTGACAAAACACTTTATGAGCCTAAAAAACTAAATGAAGAATTGGTCGAAGCTTCGCCAAAAATGGTTCAATTATTAAATAATATTAGAGAGCTAGACGCCCAAGATGTCAAATATCACAATAAAAAATTCAAGCATTTTATATTTTCTGATGTTAAAGAAGGCGGTTACGGAGCTAAAATAATTGCATCAGCACTTCAAGCTAACGGTTATAATAACATACTTAAATCAAAAAAGGTGTCAAATCAAATAAACGCAAAGCTGTATTTAGATATTGAAAAGTCCAATTATCAAAATTTTGCATTATTAAGCTCTAATAGCGTTTACGGAACAACATTTAATGAAAAAATCAAAAAAGAAACATTGAAAATGTATAATGAGCGCCCTGCAAATATACACGGGAAAAACGTTCGGTTAATTGTTCTTGACAGCGGATTTAAAGAAGGAATCGATTTATTTGACGTAAAATATGTTCATATTTTTGAACCGTCTATAACAATTGCAGACCTTAAACAAACAGTTGGCCGCGCAACGCGAACGTGTGGGCAAAAAGGATTAGAATTTCAAAAAAATATTGGTTGGCCTCTCTATGTTTATAATTATTATTTAACTATTCCTGAAATAACAAGTGACTCAATGTATGTTAATAGGTCATTAATGGAAAATAACTTTGAAAGTTATAATAAAGACGAAGACGTGCTATTATTTAAAAATGTAGAAAAATATAATGACTCCACTATGAGTTATAGTGAGTTTGATAGTGCAATGATACAATTATCGAAACAATTATACGAATTGGCTCCATTATTGGCTGTCGACTATTATTTAACCAAAAATATACATAAGGCAACTGACTTAAATAGAGAGTTTATGGAAAAAGACTTTTATTTAATGGGTGGAGCGCTAGCGGGAGGAGTGCGCGCTAGAGCGAGAGAAGGAGGAGCAGAACAAGCAGATGAAGCGGAACAAGCAGATGAAGCGGAACAAGCAGATGAAGCGGAACAAGCAGATGAAGCGGAACAAGCGATTGAAGAGACAATAGGAGGAGCAGGCGAGGCTAACTTTAAGAAACAAAGTGACAATTCAAAATTTTTCAAAATAGATAATATAAAATGTATGGGTAAATGCGGTAAAAAGAGCACAAATGACATTCCAGTTAGTATTGATTTTATGAAATACGTTTATAGAAAGTACGATCACCCTAAACAATTATTAATAAATGCAAAAGCAAATGTCCGCCAATTTTTATGTAATTATATGAAAGATTTAGACAATAAATTTTGTAAGCATGTCAATTTAGAATGGTCTCAGCGTTATATTAGAATACCCTATATTATTGAAAAGCACAGCAATTTATTAGACATTAAAAAGGACTTACAAGCCTTAGAACTAGTAATTAGCACCGAAGACGATGCTACAAATATTAAGTATCCAATGATTTTATATAAAACTAGCTCACGCAAGATTATTCCTAGAGCTAAAACTGTTTCTATAAGAAGTAACAGCAACAAGACTTCGAATAAGAGTTCTAACAAGACTTCGAATAAGCATAGAAATTATAAATTTACTAAAATGAGTTTCATTAAAATGAGAGATTATATTATAACAAATTATAACTCTAAAGAGTTTGTATGGGAACCTATTGATGTTGTAAATAAATGCGTTGATGTCCCTAAAGCAAATGCAAGTTCTGCCAATTCTATTACACTAAATCCCACTCAAACATTTATAGCGGACTATTTTACTCCTGCTTCACCGTATAAAGGAATTCTCCTTTGGCATTCTGTTGGAACGGGTAAAACGTGCACAGGTGTTGCAACAGCCTCGTCCAGTTTTGAGAAAGAGGGCTATTCTATATTATGGGTTACACGAACAACATTAAAAGGAGATGTATGGAAAAATATATTTGACCAAATATGTCACGTAATATTAGTTGATGAAATAAATAAGGGTCTACTACTTCCCGAAAACTTGAGCGACCGAAAAAGACATTTGTCTAAGAGTTGGCTAGAACCTATGTCATATAAGCAATTTAGTAATTTATTAGCCGGAAAAAATGCTATTTACGACATATTGCTTGAGCGAAATGGGTCGCGCGATATATTACATAAAACGCTCATTATTATTGATGAAGCACATAAATTATATGGCGGTGATTTAAAGGCTAGCGAACGACCAAATATGGAAATTATGGAAAATTTAATAAGTAATAGTTATAAAGTTTCTGGGGCCGAGTCGTGTAAGCTAATGATTATGACCGCAACCCCTTTTACAAATAGTCCGCTTGAATTGTTTGCGCTAACAAATCTATTTATGACACATGAAAGTGAAAAAATTACTACAAATAAAGAAGAGTTTAAAAAGCAATATATGACATCGCAAAATATACTAAGTGAAACCGGGCTAAAAGTCTTAGCAAATAAACTTTCTGGGTATATAAGCTATTTAAATAGAGAGAAAGACCCTACACAATTTGCGCAACCTATTATGATAAATGTTCCTATATTAATGAGCCACGTTGAAAACGAAGATTTGAGAGATGCGGTCTATTTAAATGCTAATTTAAATTCTATTGAAAAAGACATAGAAGAGCTAATAGTATCTCTAAGAGCAAAAATTAAAGAAGAAAAAGCTGACTATAAATCTAAAAAGCTCCCATTTAAGAATAAAGAAATTCCCCAACACATAACAGACGAATTAGACACCATTTTGAAAAATATAAAGTCTTTTGAAGATAAAATAAACGGCTACAAGCAAAATAAAGCTGACGCAAAAGATAAAATGAAAGAGCTTAAAGATAAGGTGCGAACTATAAAGAATTCATTGTTGCAAGAATACATATTATATACTAAATGTATGCATATTAAATATAAAAATGTGAAGACACAGAAAAAATATAAATTACTTCGCTAAATATGTTAATAATAATGTTAATAATTAATATAAATAATTAACATTATTCAAGAAAAACGGACTAATTTATTACTTGCTAGACTTGTATGTTGCACGGCATCTTTTATCTTTTAAAGCTTGGAAATATTTCATTTTGTTGTCTTTGGCAAATTGTAATACGTGCTTGATCCACGCACTTGTTTTTTTGCCACGGGTTTTCTTGCTATGGCTTTTTTTGCTGTGGCGACTTTTTCTTCTCCGGCTACCGCCAGCTACTGTAGTTTGGTTTGCTTGTGCAGCTAGTATTGCTTCTTTTTGTGCTTCTGTCTCTTGCACATTTTCTCCTCCTCCTTGTTGATGTTTTTGCTGTGAATAACCACCATAATGTTTACGCGCTCTTTTATGCGTTCCTTTACGCGCCCCTTTACGTCTTAAAGATTTGCGACGTCTTCTGCCACCGCTTGTAGCTAGTTCGGTAAATGACTCTTGCTTTGTAAAGTCTTCTACATGACCCGAACCTCCCGTATTATTAAACATATCAAGCACTCCCATTTTTATATATATTAAATATATTATATTTTAAAATTTTATATATTTAATTAATTGCTAAATAAGTCATTTTATTATTTTAGTGTGCCCTCCATATTTTAATAAATCAATTATTTTAGAAGTTGTCGGAAATTCATCATCTCCATAAATATCTTGTAATAGCAACCATTCAAAAATTCCTCCTAAATAAACATATAAATTTATAAATCCTAATTTATATAATTGATTATATTTGCTAATTACTTTATTATCACTACAATTCTCTCCATATATTAAAATCTTAATTGATTTATTGCCTTTTAAATATTTATTAATTATTTCTTCCTCGTTAGACGCAGTAATAGTGTTTTTAATTAAACATTCTTGCTTATCATAATCGAGTGTATTAATTAGCAATATTTTTTCATTAGCATTACTAATACATTTTTGCACATAGGCATAATTTACTTTATTTATACTACTAATATTACCCATTTAATATATAACACTGTAATTTAGTTATTATATTGTAACGAATTTTTATATTATTTATTTATTTAAACTCTACGGTTGTAGCTATAAATTCTTTATTTATTGACCTTGATGCGTTAGATGATAATTCTTCGCGTTTTTTTCGTGTTTTATTATTATATGACGAGGTTGATGAATATGAGTCGCTACTTTCACACGATGAGGTAGAAGTTGTAGAATTAATGGATGAATTTTTCACTTTAGAACAGCAATTTCTTAAATTCATATCGGTTTCAATAATTTTATAATTTTGTTCAATATATTCTAGTATTTGATTTTCTATAGTCCATTTGAAAAAATTTAGTTGTCCTAATGTTGTTTGAATGAACTTGTCCTCTTTATATGGAACATTAATTCTGTCCCACCTGCAAAATGGATCAAATTTCTTTTTGCTATATGCTTTTAATTTAAGCTTATAATCATTATATACATTTACCTTTTCCATTTTATTGTCTTTGTTTATCATATATACAATATAATTCTTTTTTGAGTAATTTGTAACAAACCAGTCCACTATTCTTAGAGATATACTAGATGACCCATTTATAATAGTTATCATTTTATCAAAATTAGTATTTTCACTATAAAATTTCAATAATTTAGTTAATAAAACATCGCTCTGCGTATCTATATGTAATGACATAACTATTTTAGTGTATTGAGCATTTAATATTTATATTAAAATATATAATAATAATAAATTTT